GGAGCAACCGACATCAGCGCGAAGTGCGAGTGCGTTCCCGGCGTCCAGGTAGCAATGCCGCGCATGTGATCGAGCACCTTGTTCTTGAGATATTCGGACCAGAAAGAAGCCATAGCGTCACTCAGGAAGAGGGATATCCCCCGATTCCACCCGCCACCACACCGAAGCCTTCTGCATCCCGTCGAGGAACGGAACGCCCGGCGCGGCATAGTTGGGGTAATAACTCTCGGAGCTCACATGCACCCAGGGCGTGTCCATCATCGTGCCGAACGTTGTGGAGGAGGGATAGTTGTCGTTCACCGTGCAGCAGTTCCACAGCTTCCCGGCCAGACGGTGATCGATCACGAACACGCTGGCAGGGTCGCGGGCTGCGGTGATCCAGGCGTTGTCCGTAATCAGCATTCCCTGTGTCGTCGTAAGCCTGTCCGGTGTGCCGGGGGTCTGCACGGTGGTGCGGGTCCGCAGCGCCGGCACGATCACTCCCGAGGATTCGGACGTCGACCACGGGCCACCGTCGAACCAGGTGTAGCCGTTCCACTTCAGTGTGTTGCGGAACACTCCGAGAATGCTCGTCGCGACGAACGCAAACACGATGTGCCCTCGAAAGTCGTCCGGAACCCACGGCATCGATATAAACGCAGCCCGCGGGTAGGGCGTCCCCGTCGCGGTGTCGTCCGCCTGCCCGTCCATCCAGATCGCAAACTGATACGGGCAGACGACGATGCGCCAGACCAGCTGCGAGGACTGTGCCGGGTCGAGCCACAAGTCGAACCGCTGCTCCGCGCCGCCGGCCGGGGCGCCGCCCCGGTGGACCTTCGCCAGGAACTCCCAGGCGTGGTGGTTCTTGCCGAGAGACCCCGGCCCCTCTAGACCAGTAACGTCGAGGAAGTTTCCCCGGTAGGTTTCCGAGCGCAGGTTGTAGCCCCCGTACCAGATGGTACCGTTTACCCAGCCGGCAACGCCGGTGCCGTTCGGGCCCGGTCCTGGTGCCACCGACTGATAGGTGAGGGTCTCGACGGTCCCGTCAATCTTGGTATCGACAATGATCATACTCAGGACGTCCGCCAGCTTCACCTTGAAGGTATCGGCTGTGTCTTGCTGAGTGAGCCCGTAGGAGAAGGCATCGCAGGGTGGCGGCGTATAGGCTCCGGGATCGTAGCCCCAGATTTGAAACGGCTCGAAGAACCCGGTAGCGGTGATGATGATCGCAGCGCGCAGGGTGCAGATTACAGTGCCGTCGAGTTTGTCGTCTAAGGGCGGCACGGTCATGACCGGCAATTGCGCGACGTCCAGTCGCACCGTGATGCTGGCATACACGTCGTCGTAGTCGGTCCACCCGCCTGCGTGCATCGCATCCCGCCAAGCCCCGAGGGTGCTGCCGCCACGTTCCGGTGTGGTCCGCTCGTTGACAATCGTCCCGGTGTAGGACGGGCTCGCTACTGCCAATGAGAACGACTCAGTAGGCATAATTCGATTCCGTGGGCGGTTCCGGCTCCGGGGCATCGCACTCGAAATGCGTCAGCCCCGGATCGCGCAGGTACAGGGTAAAGATATCCCCGGTCGAATAGAGGTGCGGGGCGCCCCCGTTGTACTGCCGTTCGCCCGTCGAATAGCTGAACCAGAGCAGGTAATCAAACGTGAGCGGGCTTTCCCAGCTCACATACTGCGTTCTATAGATCGCGTCCCAGAGCTGTCCCCGGATCTTGACGGGGTGCGTGTCAGACCACGCGACGAACGGATCAAAGCATAGCGGCTGATCAGTCCCCGTCCAGCGCAGGATCACCGGGTAATCGGAGTTGACGTTGCCGTAGGATTCGAGGAAGTGTTGCGGGCGCTGCATCACCGGAATCCGCAGCCGTGCGCTGTCGTCGGGGAAGGCGCGTGGCTCGATAACAAACGTGTTGTTGTGCAGCGTGGCCGAACAGCCGGCATGCCAGGAGGTGCGGAACGACGGGACACCCCAGTCGTAATCCGCGGTCGACAGATCGCTGCAGCTCCACCAGGCCCGTGCCGTCTTCAGGTCGTTGACTTCGTCCGCGCACAAGTCGATGGTCGAATCGAGTGCGTTGGGATCGATAAATGGAATCCCTCCCATCACGCTGTTGGCGTTGTGCGTGACTCCCGGAACATAGGTGAAAATCTGGCACGGTGTGATGTGCGCCCGCATCCTGCGCGTAGGCGCCCCGTAGGACGGGCTGGTGTGGTGTAACGCATACAACGGGCTCTTGTTGACCTCCTCGATATCCATAAACATCACGTCGAGGATCGGTGAGAAGAACGGGAATATCTGCCGCCCCGTGTCCTGGATCTGCACCTTGCATTGCAGGGATGCGTCTTGTGGAGAGATCAGGATATAGACAAACCCGTTCGTGATCTCCCGGTCTATCACCCAGCCGGCCTTCTGCACCGCAATGTGCAGTCCCTGACGCAGGCAGTGCGAACTCGAGGCGTCGAGATCCGCGTGGATCACCTTGTCCGGCGGCGAGTACGCTACACCCATGAGCTAAAGCTAAGCGAGGAAGAACGCTCACACCCATTGCAAGACAACTTCAATTCCTTTTCCCGGGGTTACGGATCCAACCTGCGTGCAGCCGATTCGCAGCAGGTCGCCCTCCTCCACACCCGTCACCGAGTCGCTGAAAGTCGATTCGATCACCGTATCGGTGGATGTTGCGGGCAGCGTTAACAGGTCGCCCGGCGGGAAGATCGAGGCCCATGTGGCGCCGTCGTCGATGCTGCGCTGAATATCCAGCAGCGCATCCGATCCGGTTGGTGCTTCATCCGCGATCTTCGCCACTACATCGACGAACGTTCCGGCTTTCCTCACGATGTAGTACAGCGTCAGCCTGTCCGCTACTTCAAGCTCCTTGACGATGCCGAAGGTCGCCTTCCTGTCGAGCTCGGCAACCGGCGGCGCTTCCTCTTCTATCAGCGTGGACCAGTTACCCAACCGCTCGAAGAAGATAATCCAGGTCCGCGTCAGTTGCCCGTTCTGGTCGAACATTGGCGTCTGGATGGGGACGCGAGGCGTGGTCTTGTCCGGGGTTGTTAGACCCTTTTTCATCAGCTTGTCCCAGGGGTGACGTCAACCAGCGCGTCCGTGATGGCGACTTTCACGGGGTCTTTCACCATCACCCGGTAGATCCGGTCGCGGGCCGAGCCGTTGCGGTTCCAGATCACGCGCCCCTTCCTTCCGGTCATCGATGGGGACTTGGGTTTCTGCGCGCTCCAGGTGTCCCCGTCGTCGTTCGACCAATCGAGGATGACCTGCGGGGTAGTACCGGTGATGTCGAGGTCCAACTGAAACCTGTGATGGAAGACCGCGAGTTGGCTGTTGCTCAGATGTGGCGCCTGACGAATCCGCCGGATCTCCGTCCCGGCATCGGTGAAGAACTCCTGCGACATCTGATAGATCTTGCCGTTCGTGTGATCCCCCACGTAGTGCTTGCCGGTCTGGTTCCCCGCGGGGTTCAGGCAGACATAGGCGTGGCAGCGTCCCCGGTGTTTCTCGAGCGCCGTCCCGTTCCAGTAGGCCCGCTCATGCCACAACTGGCTCGCCACGTCGTAGACCCATGTCGCATTGGCCGTCATGAAGTTGAGGACCCAGAACTGGTGGCCGTGCTCGAGGTAGGTGTAGGCGTACGCATCGTCCACCCGTGTGTATTTGTTCCAGAGTTGCTCTATGGCATGCGTACTGACCCTAACGGGTTGAAAGCCCTGCGCCCGGTACGCTACCGTACCGCCGCGGGTGTCCGAGCCGAGCCAGTGCAGGCCCGATGCGAGAGAGGCGATCGACCACGGGGCGATGCAGGCCATGTGGATAAAGGCTCCGGGATCGCGCCGGAACCCTCCCGGCATGTTGGGGTCGCCTTCGTTGCGCCATACCTCCGTGCTCCAGTGCGTGCCGAACAGCCAGAGCTCCTCATGGTCCGAATAGACCGCAGCAATGTTATCCGGGTAGCCCTCTTTGACGCTGACCTCTAATCCGTCCCACCCCGTGACCACTCCGGTTACAGGGTCATAGCCGACACCGTCATTAGGCTGCGAGAAGTAAAACGTTTTTGAGTCTGGCGGATTGACGATGAAGTAACTGTCGAGGTACGTGCCGGTCTTCGCACGAATTACCCCTTCCACGGTGAACGGTGTGTCGGTATGTGTAGGCGCGTTCTCGTCTATCTTGATCGTCTCCGGGTTCTGCCAGACCACGATGTTGTACGTCGTTCCGCCCATCGTGATGGTGTGACCGGGATCAGCCAGCGAGGGGCTGAACTTGTCGCCGGATTTCCACAAGATCACGTCGTTTCCGAACGTGTCCGCGGTGCCTTCGCCCTCGCGCATGATCGGCTCGATCAGCGAAACACCGTTGTGAATGTAGATCTGACCCGCGCTGACGATCATGATCTCGTGGCCGTTGGGCCAGATGCTTACCGGGGTATGGTCCGCATCGTCCCCTACGTTTCCTAGAGATGTTAAAGCGCCGGCCGCGGAGATCTCGTACAGCTCACTGCCGCCCACCGCGAACAGCCGCTCCTCTCCTGCCCACAGGCAACGCACGGGAGAAGTTGGCAGCGTGGTAAACAACGTCAGTCCGGGAGTGCCATGCAGGATAATCTTGTTTTTCCCGCCGGCACTTTCCACAGCCTCGGCGTACAGATTGATGGTTCTCTCGTTATCGGTGTTCGGTGACCAGCTTTGGTAACTGCCGGCCATGAAGGCGTCGAAACGTGGCATCTTTAGAAATAGGTATCCGAACAGATGTCGTAACCGGCGCCGCAACCTAAGCCGGTGTGCAGTTCCGGTGTGGCAGATCCTGAGTTAAAACTCTTCACCCATGCCTTGCTTTCCACCGCTTGGCGCTCGATGTTCTGGTAGAGCACGTCGCTGATCTTGGTTGCAATCCGGGCCATCGGCGCCAATTCGAGCGCCAGGTTCCAGCGCAGGGCCCGGGCATATCCAGGCGGGAAATCCACAACCGAATCCACTGTGGAAAACTGGCTGAACGGAACCCACGCATACAACGTCAGTAACGAGCCGGAAGCGGGAACCGGGTGCAGGTACACGTTGGATTTTGGGTACGCCGAATCGACATACACCCCCGCCTCATGCGCCCTGTATTGCTGTAGCGTGAGCACCGGAGTCATGTTGCACGTGGAACCTGAACTGTTAACCGTCGCGCCTTCGACCCGCTGCGGGCGCACTAGGCCTAGCGTGCCATCGGGCGGTCCCAGGGTGTAGGCACTAAGTCCGGTCAGGATGTAATCCGCAGGCTCGATGCTGTAGATCATCAGCCGCTCTAGATGCCAGGCGTCGACCAAATCGTTTAGGGCCCGTAGCCCATCGTCTAAAGCATCATCGCTGGTCTGCTGCCCGCTTCTCAAGACACCTAACGTGCGATAAGCATCATACAGAAGATTGCGTACGCTAACTCTGGGCATATGTTATGATCCCCTCGTCCTGTGCTCGCTGGCCTCATTGAAGCAGGGTACGCAGAGCGTTATCTATTGCTTCGTCGCGTAATTTCCGCGGGCACAGGACTTAAGCCGCCTGTACCTTAGCGCTGTCTTTTCGTACGAGCTGTTTGTTAACAAGATCCAATTCCCACTGGCCTTCAAGTGAGTGCTGAACAATCAGCAGATTGAACGCTCCTTGCATCTCGCTCTCGATCTGCCGCCGCAACGCCGCACCCCGCTCGAAGAACTGGCAGGTCTTCTCGTCGAGCTCGAGCGTGGTCATTTCAAGCAGCGATGCCATGGGCGGTTTTCCAATCAGCGGCCTGCTGGTCAGTGACGTCGATATCCGCAAATCGCGGCATGAATGCTGCGATGATGCTTTCAATCTGCCCGCTCAGAGCAACTTCCTTCGCGTCGTTGTTGTAGTTGAGAAATTCCCAGATATTGGTGACAGTCGCGGGGTCTTGCATAAAGTAGCCCATCGTCCTCGACACATACGCATCGATCTGCTGCGGGATGCGCTCTGCGACGATGCGCGTCTTCACCCAGACTTCATCGGGCGCGGGGGGGATAACCTGCGCGGTCACGGAACCGGCCCACGCATTGAGCCCCGCGGCGTTGCGCTTCATTACCGCGGGCGATGTCCGGTATTGCTCGATCAGGATATTGTTCTGTGCCATCTATGCCGCCTTCACAAAGCCGCTGCCATCCACGCTGAGAGTCTTCAGCGAGCCGCCGAGAAACATCATGATGGAACCGTCATCATTCCAGCGCATACGTTCGGTAACCGTCGCGCTCGAACCGGCCGCGCCGGTTGGTGTGTGAAACCACTGCACATATCCGGTTACGGCATGGAATGCGAGTCCTGGCCCAGCCTCAATACGAGTTGTATTCGTCCCATCCCAGCGCACATTCAACGTCAGACCAAGAAAAGAAAGCCCCTCTACGCGGCCGTTGGTAAACACCGGAGCCTGCACCAGGCCGGAAAAAGCCGATACGCCGCTGTCATAGAAAGTAAGCCGGCCGGGTCCCGGCGTTGCGACCGCCCCCCCGGTCCCGTTTGACGCGGTGTACAGCACGGAAGCACCGTCCGTCCGCGGCTGCAGGATAAAGCCAGACCCATTGGCGATGTACCGCCAGTTGCTGCCGTCCCAGGTCAGGTTGCCGTTGAAGTGCGAACTGACCGGAACCTCTATATCTTTCGCAACCCGCACATTTCCCGTGATTGCGTTGATCCGCATCCGCTCCGGATACCCGGACCCGACTCCAAATACCATGTCCAGGCTTGCGCTCCGCAACCATCCGCAATCGACATAGGCCGCGTTTGACAGCCCGAAGCCGGCACCATCGATGTTGCTGCTCCATGGCGTCTGCAGCCCGAGAATCGTGATGTTGGTACGGTTGTTACCCGACGAATCGTCCGAAGCGCTTACACCTGCCCCGATGAAGTTCAGGCTGGCCCGTGCCGGTAATGCCGATCCCTCGTCCTGAATCGTAGCGGTAGGCCCAGCCGGCCCGGTTGCGCCTGTTGGCCCCGTTGGCCCCGTCGCACCTGTCGCCCCCGTTGCTCCAGTTGGTCCAGCAGGCCCGGTGGCGCCAGCAGGCCCAGCAGGCCCAGCAGGCCCGGGAACGGTCGAAGCGGCCCCCTCCGGCCCCGCTGGCCCCGTAGCTCCGGTGGCTCCGATCGGGCCCGTAGGACCCGGCACGGTCGATGCCGGTCCTGTAGCACCAGTTGCTCCGGTAGGGCCGGGTGGACCCACGGGACCGGCGGGACCGGGAACGGTCGAGTCTTCCCCTGGAGGGCCTGGTAAGCCCATCTCTCCTGGAGGTCCGGGAGGTCCGGTAGGCCCAGCCGGCCCAGTGATAGAAGTGAGTCCAGCCGATAACCGCTGCTGTCCCAGCGTGACCGTGAAACGATGGATCTCCGTCAGCACACCCGTCAGGCGTTGCTGGCTGAGTACCGCGTTCAACTGCTGCGGAGGGCGAATCTCAGGCATTATGCGCCTACCCTTGTTACTTCGTTGGTGAGTTTCACTTTGCCTTTGATCACCGTGATGATGGCTCCCGTTGGCGTGGTCAGTTGCAGATCCCACACGTAGGCGCCGCTGAGTGTAGCCGTCACCGTGTGCGAGATCGCGAGCGTGACGTTCGGAGAGGCGACTGCGGTGGTGATCTCCACCGCAACATCAGGCTCCTCATCGGCAACAGCCCGGCGGATCTGCGCCTTGGCCGTATGCGCCGTAATATCCGCAGGCGTGCCGTCCTCGTTGCGTACGGTCACGACTCCCGCAAAATCGTCTCCCTGGTACAGGATTAGATCGCCGTTGCTGATCGCCATGTTGTTATTTCGCTTGTGCAGAAGCTGCCGCGCCTGGTTGTGTCTCGCCTAACACCAAAGCGTTTAGCGCGGTGATGGCCTGCTTCGATTCCCCGGCCACGCCCAGAACAGCCTGATCGATAGGCCGCCCGTATTCGGGAGCTAGCTCGAGCGCCAACGCGTACGTCAGCGCCCGTTCGTAGCCATCCGGCAGAGCTATCGTGGTGGCTAACGAAGCGAATTGCGTGAGTGGGGTATAGCTATAAACCTCGAGCGTACCCCCTGTCGGTCTGGGAGAGAGAGACACCGTTGCGCTGGGGTATTGATAATCACAGTACATGGCTTCGGCAAACAGCCCCGTACGTGTCTTGTCCATCACCGCGGCCCAGCCGACGGCATCCACCAGGACCGGTGCCTGGGTAGCCCCACCGGTGGCGATCACCTGGGCGCTCTTGATGCGCCGCGGCCGCGTTGCCAGCGTGTACGTTGCCGCTCCCGTCAGGGTCACCGTCTGAAGAGAAACACCGTAGAGCGGGAGTTGTTGTGCGTTCCAGTTCGCCAAAATACCGTTGAGCGAAATCAAGGCGTCATCCCGCTCAACGCTCGCCGGCGTTTCTCCTGCGGCTATCACACCGATCAGGCGTAAGGCACGGTCAATGAGGTCTTGTACTGTCATGAATCTCCACCCAACCCATGCGCTTCGCGTTTTCCCGGGCTTGCGGTGTATCGAGCACCTTAATGCTGCGTTTACACCGCATTCGGTAAACGATAAATTTAGGGCGCGGCTTCTCCTGGCTTGCGGTAGGCGCGGGTTCCTGGGTCATCCGGATTCCCCGTAACTGACGGCATCTTGCGTCTCCAATCATCAGGTAGCTTTTCTTGCGCGTAGGACTTGGCGCGGGTTGCCTCATCAGTGCGCTGGGCGCCTTCGAGAGCTGCCTGAATCGCAGACATGATCTTGCGCCTTGCCGGGTCCTTACGGTCGAGCCGGATGATCAGCGCATCCTCCTCATCAAGCTCATGGATGGCAAACGGGATAGATGTGGACTTGTGCTCCCGGTCTCGCTTCTCCTTGTCGCGTCTTTCAGTGGTCGTATGCCGCGTCGGTGGTGTTGCGAGATGGTCGTGCTCCGGCTGCTCTGACGCGTTCATCAGGATCTCTCCTTCTTCGTGTCAGCACTCTTCGCTTCAGCGCCGTGGTTCTTCTTGTTGCCCGCCTCATGGTGAGTGGCGTGTTCTCCCTGCGCTCTAACTTCGCCACGATTGCGGCGTTCGTCGTCTTCCTCACGGCGTTTGCGAACCTGCTCTTCCGTCTCGGTCGGATGAATTCGCGGACGTGGCAACTCAGTCGGGCTGATCGCCCGCGTCGGGGCATTGTCGGCGTAGCAGTCAAGCGCCTGGTTGAGTTGTACGTAGTCGAGGCTGAGCCGCCGGCTATCCCGGATCGCTTCCGCCTTGTCCTGCAGCGTAAAGTTGGTGCTACGCGTCGTGCGCGACATCTGCGGGTCGGTCGATCCATGTGGTGCATCCGCCCACGGACCGCCTTCCGCGCTGCCCTGCGCCGTTTCCTCTTCCGGGTTGTTGACTACCGCGGTGTCCCCGTTCGGGGCGAACATCATTTTCGGGTAGTCCTTGTGGATATATTGAAGACTCCACCCATCGGGTTGGATCGCTTCAAACTCCTCTTTGCTGCCGATCACCCGGGGCTCTTCCGTCGCGTGATAAGCCACTCGAGGCCAGGGCTGCGCCTGGAAAGGCCCGGCGGACGTGCTGAAAGCGAACCCGGTGGGGTTCAATGTATTGGTGCCGTCAAATTCTTGTGCCATATCATAATCTCCTTTCCTAAACGGTTAGCTGATGATCCTACAAGCCAACTCTGGGTAAACGGGCGCGAAACCATAAAGTATGTCGAGCCTGGTCGGCCACGCGTCGTCACAGATGCTGTACTGACGAATCATGCGAATCGACAACCCCAACTGCGAGTCGCTGACACGCGCTGCTTTATCCACGCCATCGGGCAGGGGTAAATCCGCGGAAGCGAAAGTGAATGCGTCCTTATGAAATGCAAGGGCTTGCGAGGTGACCTGACCGGCCGTGAACGTCATCGTTAGCGGCGTTCCACCGGCCGGTGAAGCAGTTACGGTTTGCGTGGCACCGGTGGCGACGATCGGCGGATAGATCGGCACCGTTGCCGTGCCGTCGGCGGCTGAGGAGACATCTGCGGTGACGGTAAATGTACGTAGATACCCGAGCGTCTGACGGTTCTGCCCATTGACCGCATTCACGCCGGCTAAGGTGAACATGTCCCCTTTCTTAAGACGTGGGGCCGCAGCTGCAGTGAAGCCCGATACCAACAGGTTGCTGCCAACTTGCGAACCGCCCGAAACCACCGGAGCGCCGCCGTAAGCCCCTGCCGTGTGGGTCCACACGTTTTGATCCATACACCATTTGAAGCCCGCCGTGAGCCCCATGGTGCCTTGTTCATATTGATCTTCAATTTGTGACGCGCTTTGGAATAACCCTTTTAATGAGTCCACAATTGTTGCTTGCTGGATCGGATTAACTACGATGGCCCGCTGGTTGTCGCGAGGCGCCATATTGTCGTCCAAAGCCACTCCCGCCATCAGATAGGTCAAAAGTGCATTGGGGACGACTCCGGCGGTGCCCACCACATTCGGGACCGTCGAGTACAGCGACAACAAATCACGGTCGATTCTATTGGCAACTACAGCGATTGCTGGCTTCAAGATACGATCCGAGAAGTCATCAATCGACAACGCCATCTCGGCGGAGGTGAAGCTCATATCCACACCGAACTGCGTTGTGAGGCTCAACGGAACAGAGGTCTCGACTACATCTTCAATCGCGCAGGTTCGACCCACACGCCCGATGTACTTTGGTGGCTTGCGGATATTCAGGACACTGCCGATCTTCGCTCCGCTGCGGGCGAACTCGTCGGCATAGGTTCGTCTGATCTGCTTCGCAAAGCAGAGGTTGTTTTCAAGAACACGCGCAGCTTCGCGTGTAATCATTGACATCGTCAATAATGTATTTCCAGCCATCCAGGCTCCTTCTGCCTCCCGGCAGTAGCTCCGTTGGGCCCTAAAGGGATCTCCCTTTTAGGGCGAATCAGTTATTTGGTTCGCTAGACGTCTATCTCACGACGGTCGCCTAGCGCTGCTTCCGCGCTTTGATCGCCTGCTCACGGGCCCGTTTGAAATCCTGGTAGGGAAGCTCATCGAGCGAACGGGTGACTCGGCTGCCGGACACGCTTTGACCCACCGGCCGGATGGGCGCGGGCGCATCGGATGCCACTTTGCGCGGGGCTGCCGCTGTTTGCTTGATCGATCCTCGAAACTCGCCCAGAGCGCTTACGCCCTCCAGCGGGTTCGGGATCTCGACGATCTTCTGGAACTCCTCCGGGTGGCGTGCCAGCTCGTAAGCCAACTTCGCCCCGTTTGGGTCCCGCTTGATCGCCGCTTCAATCCACGGCGGCATAATGATGTGGGACACGCTCTCGAACGTATCTTCGAAATCGGCAACGTTCTTTCGCAGTTCCCCAATCCCCTGGTACCAGCGCTGATCGATCTCAGCTTGCGCCTTCTGCTCCTGGTACTGACGCTGTGCCTCGACCCGGGATTTGAGCTCCTGCTCGATCTCCTGCCGAGCCTCGTAACGGATCACAGCCCGGTTATAGGCCTCGTAGTCGTTGGGGTAATCCTCGGCTCTCGGGGGGCCTGCGGGCTGCTGCTGTTGTTGCGTGGGTTGCGGTGCGTACCGCTGGCGCTCGGCTTCGAGCTCCCGGATACGCTGCTCCCGCTGCTCGTTCTGCGCTTGCAAGCGCTCGATTTTACGCTGAAACCCACCCTTCGGTTTCTTCTGCTCCGCAGCCGGCTTGTCGGAATCCTCTTCGTCCGGCTCCTCGGGTTCCTCCTCTTCGGTATCGGGATCCTCGAGCGGAACCGGAGTGGGCTTTCCCGCCTGCTCTTCGGGGGGCGCTTCGATGCCGGCGGCGGCGTTGACCGCTTCCTGGCTGTCGGTGGTGCTGGATACGACTAGAGACATAAGTTTTAGTACTCGGGTTCTATGGCTGATTTGCTAAGGTTGGGGCGTGCAATATAACTGGAACGGCCAGGCGCTAAACGTGGAATACACCTTCTACGATGTCGATGAAGGGCAGCCAGTTATCTCGGTCGATATCGACTCCATCGAAGACGCAGGCGGAAACCCGGTCACCGTCCCGCGGGACGTTCTCGTTAGAATTTCTCTCGCTGCTTTTCGTCACCAGAAGCTGCAAGCCCGGCAAGAGTGGATAGAGTGGACAGCCCAACAGCGCCCGCGCCCAGCTCAAGCAACGGAATCTTCCCCTGCACGTAAGCCTGTAATACCTTTTCCGGGGTAGTCCCCATCTGGTATGCGGTATAAGCAATCCGGCTCCCGAGCGTTCTGAGGATCGGTTCCCCGGGACTGCCCAGCCCGGTAACATCGCTCGCACCGACCCACTGCTTCTCCTGCCCCTGCCCGACAGTAAGCCCCATCGGATCGGTTACCTTCCGCTTGTACGCATCCTCGGCGTACCCGTACTCGTTCGGGCGGGGAGCTTCGTCCCACCATTGCGGCTCTTTCTTCGCCTGCCGCATAGTGATCTTACCTTCCGCTAATTCCTTCTGCAGGTTCCTGACTTGCTTGGTTCCGTCCGGTAGTTCCTTCTCGAACCGGGTCTTCAGGAACCGGGGATCCCCGGAAGCCATCCCGAGCGCTCTCCAGTAATGCCGGTCCGCTGTAACCACATTCTCGTTACCGCCGAGGTTCTGCACGTAGGAAGCACGCTTCGGATTATCCAGCGGATTGAAGGTTCCCTCGCGAAATCCTTTGGAGGCATCACGATGCGACATCCAGAACTTATGCCCATACCCTTTCGGCGGCCCACTCTCCGGTATCGGCAAGCCTTGCTGGTCAAGATAGTTGTAAAGACTGCCGATCTTCAGGTTGTCCGGGACCTTTGCACTGGTCGAGGTGGCGGCAATATACTCGAGCTGCTTCTGCATCTTTGCCGGCGCCAGTTCCGGCCCCCACTCTTTTACATACTCGTCGTACAGCGGGCCTGTGCGATACCAGGAGTCCGGCATCTTCTGCATCCCCGCGTTGATCCACTCCTGCAACTGAGCAACTACCTTGGGCTTACGAAAGGCAGCAACTGTACGGTCAATATCTGCTCTCCCTACCGGTGTACGCGGGAGCGGGCCTGGCGGAAATACACCAGCGGGCTTGGCGGTCGCAAGATCGAATAAGGTCGCACCCGCATCCGGATTTTCCTTGCGCCATGGCCCGTATTTGATTCCCTCGCCCGCTTGAAGGCGTTCCGCCGCCCTGAGCACGTTCTCGCCTGTCAGAGCCCCTTCCCCGATAATCCTTCGGGGCGGTAGCCTCTTCCCGGCGGGGTTTTTTGCCATCGCAAGCAGTGAAAGCGGAATCCCGGATTCCTGCTCCATCGCTCCCATTGGGAGCATTGCCATGTCTGCTAAAGACATCGGTGGCAGCGTCGGCTGCAACCCCGGCTCCTGCCATAACGACTCCACTTCAGACGGCGTCATGTTGCGACGTTCGCCCGTCTGAGGCACACTGCCTGGAACCGAAGCAGGCGGCCCACTCAGACCCTGCGGCAACTTCAGGGCAGGTACATCCGGTAAATCTAATGGGCTGTCCGACTCGTCCGCAATCACCTTGCCCTGGCTGTCGATCAGCCGCTTCCCGTACCACCGGGGCGCATCGTCCGTTGCATACACCGACTGGTTCGAGAACGTTGGGTGGTTCGGCAGCTTATACGTGTCCGGCCAGTGCCCCCGTGGATCAGCAACCGCACCCGGATTCGCCTTCCACAGCCCCCGCATGTCGTAGTCTTCATTCCAACCCGGCTCGAGACGTACCTTATTCCGCTTCGCCCAATCCTGAAACTGCACCTCCTGCATCGGTTCCAGCTGCGTCGGTGACAGATACTCGACATCGAGCATGTGCTTCCCGTTGCGGGCGAGCAACAGCCGGATCTTCTCCGCATCGGTGCCTGGAAGCAGGTCCGGATTCTCCTCGCCAGCCACATACGACAAAATCTCCTTGTCGTCATAACCGGCCTTCCGGGCCCCCGCAACATCAAACGCTGGCATAGGCGTTAATCTTCTCGTTCAAACGCCGTCAGCGGCGGTCGAACCGGGCCGTTCTGCTTCATCTTCTCCGCTACCAGCCGCGTCTCCGCGTTCAGTTGCGCGATCGATTCCTGGCTGTCCACCTTCGACTCGGTAGTCGCTACCGTCACACGGTTCTTTTGCGAGTCTCTCGACTGATCGCTCGCGAGCTTCTGCTCGAGCATCGCCATCTTACTTTGGATGTCCCGAGCCTGCATGCGTTCACTCGCGTCCATCTGAATCTTCTGAACGTTAAGTGCTTCCGTTGCCTGCTGCAACGCTTCGTTCAATTGCTGGTTCTGCTGCTGCAATTGACTAATCTGCTGCATCGCCGCCGGCGGTAACTGCTCCTGTCCCTTCGGTGGAATATTCGGCGGCCGCACCCGCTCGGCGATCGCATCCGCCATCGGCCAGTCCTGCGCTTCGACATACAGGTCGGCATACTGCGGCACCAACTCCGGTGCCACCTGCGCAAATCCCAGCATGCCCTCCCGGGATTCCTCCCGCTTGGTCTTGTACGAAGGCCCGACATCCGCCACCACGTCGTAACGGCCTAGCCCCAGGTCGTACAACCGCTGGATGCCCTGATCGTCGAACGGCATCCCCACCGGAATCTGCTTCTCCGTATTATCCGAACCAATTATCCGGATAATCCGTCCGGGCCGGTCGTATATCTTTGGGATTAAATCAATTAATACCCGGGTCTCGTGAGTGATCGCAATCGCGAGGTTGTCGGAGAAGTGGTAGTTGGCGACATCGCCCTGCAGCTGCCGTGCCTTGATCGCTACCCCGGTGGTTTCGTTGCTCCGGTTCCCGAGGCTCGCGTCGTACACGCCAGTGGTCGCTTTTAAATGATCCACGGTCTGCATCTGCGCCACCGTGATCGACTGCACCGGTGGCTCGTACACCTGCCGCTGGGGCGGCGGCACCATCTCCTGACCTACGCTCTTCGGCTTGTACTGCAGGTACGCAAACGTCTTGCTGTTTGCCTGCGCCCACTCCTTTTCATGGTTCTCTATTTGGCCTTCAGCCACGATAAACGGGGCCTTCGGGGCAAGCGCGATGATCTCGGTCTTCGCCGACTCCCAGTAATTCAGCATTCGCTGGGCGTCTTTCGCGTGCCGCACCATGCCCACCATACTGACCTTGCCATCCACGTCGTACTCTTCCCCAACCACACCAATCAGAGGGATGTACTTGCCCGGCCACTCCGCCTGCTCGAGTACCTTCTCCCCGTTGATCACCGACCATTCCACATAGGGCACGTCGACCGTGCGCTTGCGAATTACCGGCACTCCTTCCGGCGCTTCCTTAAGCGGTAATACCGTGCCGTCCTGCAGCATCACAATCGTTTCCTGGCGCGTGTGCCGGCAGAAATACTCGGCTATCCTGACCCCACCTTCCCAACGCCACACCGGGGATCCATCTCCATGCGAGCGGTAATCCTCGGCGCTCGACAGGTCCTCGTCGGGGTAGCGTTCCTTGTACGCATCCTCGGTCAGGTCTTCGACAATAAACGCGTACTTCGCATCGGAGTAATCCGGTTGCTGGCAGCTCGGGTCCATGTAAACCGTCTGCGGATTCTTGATCCTCTGTACGTAGATCTCCTGATCGAAGGTGTTCCCCTCGACATACTTGGTGACAATCCGATACCACCCGCGCCCGCATACCGCGGCATAGAACGCAGCATAACTGCGTGCCGCATCAGCGTTGCTCTGGGTCTCGATGTGACGCAGCAGGCCTTGCATTACCTCTGCGGTCTTCGTGTCCCCTTGCGCGTCTACCGGGCTTACCTTGGGCGCGGCCTTGAGTTGTTTGAGGTTGTTGCTGACTTGATGCACGAACTGCGGCAGCCGGTTAATCGTGAGGCACGGACGATGATCGAGTTTGCGATGAGTGGCGATTTCCTGGGCCCACTGGTCCCCGTCATAGAAGCGGACGTCATCGAGCGCAATTTTTCGATACTCCGCTTCATACACAGCGACCAGATCGAACCGGGCCCGTGCCGTCGCCAAGAAATCTTCTGTGTCCTTTTTAGAAGGCGCAGTTTTCCTCTTCGCTTCAGCGCCGGGTAAGCCCGGGAGCAGCGCTTGCGCGGTCGCGTAATCTGACATCGTTAGAATTGTGCTGTGGAACGGAAATTAGGGGAGAACCGCCAGTATCAATGCGCTGAATGCGGCGGCGAGTTTGTATCGGAGAGATCCGACGATGACGCCATCGCGGAAAGCGACGAGCTATTCGGGGGCGAAGCTCAGGACTGGGCGGTATTATGCGATGTGTGCTTCAAGCAGGTAATGCAGCACTCCACATCCTGACTACTTTTTCTTGAGACGCTTAGCTTCCGAGAGGGCGATCGCCACAGCCATTGGCTTTCGGGTCACGGTTTGCCCGGAACTGCTCTTGAGTTCGCCGCTCGCAAACTCATCCATCACCTTTGCAACCTTTGCCTTCCCCGCCGGTTTCTTCTTCGGCCTGGCATGTAACGATTCTTCACTGCACGCGGTACACATTCCCATAGCGTTCTCCTTCTTCGCTTTAGCGCCTAGCTCATCCAACCGGTCGAGGCATAACTGCGCTCCGGTGTCAGGTACTCCCGGTCTTCATCCTTTACCGCGGTCGACTTGGTTTGAATCACGTTGTGGAGCTCGACACACACATAGCGAAGCGCATCCATCAGGTGGTCGCGAGCCTTCACTACCTTGCCACGCTCGTCCCGGCGATACAGGCGCAGTTCACTCAACGTGTTCGCCAGCGACGGGAAGATCTTCAATCGCCCCGAACTCATCCGCGTCATCACGTGGTAAATCCCCGACTCGACCGCATTGTCTGCGGGCGTCAGATCTAACCCGAGATCGGTGTACATCTGCAGCAGTTCCCGCCCGTCAATCTGCCCTCTACCTCGCGCTGCGGGGTCAATCGCGCCCCGGATCCATTTGCCCCGCGACTGAATCGCTTGCACATGCACCACGGGCTCGGCTTCACCCCGGTAATGCTCGGACCAGCAATACAGCACATCGGTGTCCCGGTTCAACGCCACCCAGACTACAGCGGTCCTATTCCAGCCCACATCCATACCGTACGCACGCGGCCAGTGATCGGGAATCGGCATCTCAGGCACCACCAGATCCGACTCCGCAACCGGGTAGATCGCGCCCGAACCTAAACTCGGAATGCCCTTGCTGCGGGCCTCACGCTGATAAGCGGGGATCGATTCCCATAGCTCGTCTTTAGCCTGCTGCGACAGATGGGGCACGTCGTCCCACGTCGCGTGGATAACAAACTTACTCATCGGATCTCAGCAGATGCAGCAGGTGCTTATCAATGCGTTGTACGCGACCGTCCTCGAGCGTTACTTCTACCCGACCCAGCCCCATCACCTTCGTTATCGTGCCGATCTCGTTCACCTTGGCGTTGGGGGTGTCTCGCAGAAACCGGGCCCGGGTGATGCCCACATCAATCCACATCCCGCCCGCACTACCCATCTGCACAAACAGCGGCTTGTCATGGAAGCGAGTCCCGCCGAGGCGCATTTTCACTGATGATCCCACTCCCCGGTTTCGTTCGCTGTGTGCTGATGGCAAGGGCACAGACACGGGGCACTGCAGTACTCACATGTCTCGTCGCACTCGTCATGCCGCTTGTGATAACAAGCCGCTGAGTTGTACTCATGCATGAAATCTGCCATTGGTTAAATCCCGCGCTAAAGCGAAGTAAAACAAATGGCCGACTTGGTAGTAAGCCGGCCGTTTGTTTCACTTTTGAACGATGGACAACAACAACGATAGAGAATACAGAGATGCCACACTCTGCACCTGCATTATACCCGTTCCGCGGGATCAGACGGCCGCTGCCGGTATTCCATCCGGTTTCGCTCGACCTTGCCCAGCCGCAGCCGATGCTCGACCGACGCCACCCCAATCTTTAAACGATTCGCGATCTTCTGATAACTCAAGCCCTCACGGTACAACTCACAAACCGCATCAATCTCCGCTTGCGTTGTCTTCTTGTGCAATCTCGGATTCTATCAATGCCCGGTCGCAACGGGCTAACGCAAGCGCCTGCTCACGGGTGCAAGCGGCTGTTGTCCGGGAAACCATGAGACATCTTCCCTCTCCGGGTAGAACTGAATCCGGTCCACCGCCAGCTTCACCGGAGACTGCACCAGGATCGCGGCAACGCCCCAATACTGCTGAATGCTATTGATCACATCATGCGCGACCAGCACGTACTCGGTGTGGTTCGCAGTATCCACCGTGCTCCGCGCTTTCGGGACCGGAAGCGGCGTATTCTTCTCAGCCACCCGAGACTCGAACTGATGCCACCATACGCCCAGCCATCCCCCGTAATACTGCTGATCCCCGGCAAGCACGCAGGTGATCGAGTACGTAGGAATCGCCGCTGGGTTCTGGTCTTTGCCAATCAAAAACTCGCTCGCGTTACAGAGCATCTCGCGCACATGAACCGGAGGAGGGTACGTCGTCTGCGGTGTCGGATAAGCGGCCGGCTCCTTAAGCACGTTCTTCGCCGCGGGCGTCTGCTCCCAGATCGCTAACGTCCCGCCATTGCTGAACTCGACATATGAGATGTCTTTCGTTCCGTAAACGGTCATGGCTGCGACACCCCACACGCTCCGTACCCCCGCGTTGATGGGCTGCTCCACACTGACCGTCCGAGACCATGCCGACTTGTCAGTGAAATGCACGATGAGCACCCCGGAGTACGCCGGCTGTGATCCGGATAATCCGCATGTGACGCTGCGGGTGTCGCGTGGCCACGATACTATCTCGCAAAACATCTCCGCAATCGTTACCGTGCTCCCTAACTGTGTGACAACGTTCGTCGGAACGCTCTGCACCCCGGTCTTAAACGGGTCGTAGTTCGAGGTGGGAGAGCCGGCGCGAGGCTGCGCGTCAGGCCGTACCAGATCCGCCTTTTGCTTCGGGGGAGGGCCGGCAATCTGCAATAAGGCAAGCACAAGCGCAATCATTAGCCAATTAACTCAAAGTTCCGCTGCAACCCGGAACTGCCATTCCATCGAACCGCTGAAGCATGGTGCTCAATCCGGTCCACCAACACCAGAGCTCGCGCCTCTTCCGATAACGGCTTGTACCGTCCCGGCCACTTGGTATCAAGTCCACAGTTCCGCGCTACGTTTGTCGAGTCCACACTGCTAAACGGGATATGCGCGAAGATCGTAGGATCCATCATGCGTAGCCCGTGCAGTTTGCATTTGGGATAACCCTCTTCATCACACACTACCTTCATTGCTTCATTGATTCGTCCCCACCATCGCAGGGTACCGATGGTCGCGTACTCTCCGGATGACCCGAGGGCCACTCGAGGCCAGGACGTTGCTAAACATCGCAATCGCTCG